CTCATTGAACTCAACTCTGATTACGTGAATCTCGTGCGCGAACGCTGCAACACAACGCCGGGTTTGATGCTCTCATAATCGCGCTCGCCTACCTCGAAACAAAACCCCATGCCAAACCGCTACATACACATTCAGGCCGGCCAACGATTCACGAAGAACGGCGTGAGCGTGGATGTGACTTCCATCGCCAGAGGCGAGGTGTATGTGCGCGTCTGGCCGAAGGGTGTCAGGACTCAACCGTTCTACGCACATTGTTATCGCGTGCCCGTGGCGATGTTCATCGAGCAGATTCGCAGCGCAAAGATGGAAGCAACCGGAGCTTGACCATGCTGACCCCGCAAGACCTCAACGACCTGCGCGCTCCGGTGCACATCATCAGCCTCGGCGCGGGCGTGCAATCGTCCACGATGGCACTCATGGCCGCGCGCGGACTCATCCTGCCGCGACCCATCGGAGCCATCTTCGCAGACACGCAGGACGAACCGGCGAGCGTCTATCGTTGGCTCGATCGCGCTCGCCTATCTCGAAACAAAACCCCATGCCAAACCGCTACATACACATTCAGGCCGGCCAACGATTCACGAAGAACGGCGCGGGCGTGCAATCTCGCGAAGGTGATCAATGAACTCAGCCCAACCCATGCTTGACCCAAAGTCCAAGTCCAAAATCCTCCGTGCGAACCTGACCAACATCGTCCGCAAGGTGAAGGCCGGGAAGCCCCTTTCCGCCGCCGAGCTCAAGCTCGTCCGCGCCGACGAGGAGGAACAGAACCCAAACCCGCTACGCATCCCCGAGCCTTCAAGCCCCGAAGACAAGCACCGCGCCTTCGATTCCATCGCCGCCGCCGCTGCGTGGCTCGCGCCGCAACTGGACCTCACGCCAAACCGCGCCAAGACCCTCCTGCGCTCCGCGAAGAAAGCCGGACTCCCAGGCTTCCGAGGCTCGCGCGTCTATGCCGCCGACCTCATGCCCGCGCTGGGCCGCTGGCTCAAGTCACAGGAGCACTCGCCCGCGGGATTGGAAACCAAGGAAGAACTCGAATGCCGCCGGCTCCGAGGCCTCTGCGAAAAAATCGAGTTCCAGAACAAGGTCGAGCAGGGCGACTTCGCCGCGCTCGCCGAACTCAACCCCATCGTCATCGAGATCGAGTCCCGCACCACCGCGCTGCTGCGTCAGAAGCTGGAGAACGAGTTCCCTGTGGCCGCAGCCGGTCAAGAGCCGAGCGTCATCCGCGTGCTCGGGAAACGTCTGGTGGACGACATCTGCGCCCAGCGCGCCGCCCTCTGGAAACGCTTCGCGCCAGCGACATGATTCCCGCCTCGCTCCTCCATCGCGCCGCGACCGCCTGCACTCCGCCCGACCGCCGCCCTGTCTATGAATGGGCGCGCGACCATGTCCAACTGCCCGGCGCCTTCACCATCACCGGTCAATTCAACGCCGACCTCTCCCGAAACCTGCTCGCCGTCTTCGACGCGCTCCAGGACGACCTCGTCCGCAGCGTCACCCTCGTTAAGCCCACGCGCGGTGGAGGTTCGCTCGTCGCCGACGTGTGGCTCCCGTGGATCATTGCCAACGACCCCGGCCCCGCCATGTGGACGCACCAGACCGACAAGATCGCCGAGGACATGGCCGAGACGCGCCTCATGCCCATCCTCAACCACTGTCGGCCCGTCGCCGCGCTCTTCCCCGAGGACCGCCATGCCAAGCGCAAGACCGAGATCATCTTCTCCAACGGAATGCCCCTGTATGTGCAGGGGCCAAGCATCGCCAACCTCCAGAGTAAGGGCATCCGCTACCTCATCAACTCCGAACTATGGATGTGGAAACCCGGACGCCACGCCGACGCGCTCGCCCGCGTGGGCGACTTCGAGCAAATCCAGAACTCCAAAGTCTTCAACGAATCCCAAGCCGGCATCGAGGACGACGACCTCGACCTCGCCTACAAAGCCGGATCCCAGAGCGAGTGGCACATCCCGTGTCTCTCATGTGGACACTTCATGCCGCTCAAATGGACCGCGCACCGCCCGGACGGAACCCGCTGGGGAATGGTCTGGGACGACAACGAGCGCACCCGCGACACCGAGGGCAACTTCATCAAGTCCGAAGTCATCGCCAGCGTCCGCTTCGAGTGCGAACAATGCGGACACCCTCACCCCGACTCCGCCCGCACCCGCGCCGAGTGGAACCGCCTCGGGAAGTATGTCGCTCTGAATCCCCGCGCTTCGCGCCGAGACGCCAGCTTCCACTTCAACGCCCTCATCCTGCGCGACTGGTCCAAGCTCGTCGCCAAATGGATTGACGCCCTCGAAGCCTACCGCCGCGGAGTCTGGGAGCCGCTCGTCGAGTTCACACAGAAGGAACTCGCCGAGCCGTGGGCCGAGTTAAGGGTCCAGCTAGGCCAGCCCCACACCGCCGTCAACTACGAGGTCAACTCCGAGTGGCCCGACGAATCCGCGCGCTTCCTTACCGTGGACGTTCAGAGCGAGGGCGTCTTCTGGGCCGTCATCCGCGCGTGGTCCAAGTCCGGTGAATCCCGCCGCCTCTGGTTTGGGAAACTCTTCAGCTTCGCCGAGGTCCGCGACAAGCAGCTCGCCTTCAGGGTCCGCGACAACCACACCCTCCTCGACTCCGGCTTCGAGGCCAAGGAAGTCTATTTCCAGTGCGTCAAATTCGGATGGATCGCCCTCAAGGGCGAGGACCGCCGCAGCTTCACACACAAGGTCAAGCGCGCCGGCCGCATCGAGTATGTGCTCCGCTCCTACTCCGAGCCGAGCAAGGGCGACCCCGAGAAGGGAACCGTCATCGCTGGACGCCGCTTCGCGCACCTCATCCGGTGGAGCGTCCCCACCATCGCCGACCGCCTAAAGCGCCTCCGCGACGGGAAGGGCGCCAAGTGGCTCGTGCCCTCCGTCACCGGTGAGGAGCAGATCGTGTCCGAGGAGGAATACAACCGCCAGATGTCCGCCGAGTATAAGAAGCAGAAGGTCAACCGCGTCACCGGCCGCCGCGAGTGGATATGGGTCTGCCCGAGCGGGAACAACCACCTCTCCGACGCCGAGCGCATGAACGTCGTCGCCGCCACCATCCTCAACCTGCTCCCGGACTCCGAGCCCGCCGAACCTCCGTCTTTCTCGCCGACTGCGTAAAACTACTTACAAAAAAAAGAATCAAATAGGTGTTGACAGTTTCACGCCATCTGCGACACTGTCCTTGTCGAAGGTCAAAACGCCCTCGGCCTCGGCGGAGAAACGCAGAAGAACTCGAACTGAAAAAAATATGAGCACCCAAAACATCAAGGCAGTCTGGCTGGAATATCCCCGATTGAATCGCGCCTTCGGCGGCGGCGGCTGGTCGCGCCACGCGAAGAACCGCCCGGCTCCCGAACGTCGCGAGGTTACCACCACCAACGTGGTCTTCACCACCGGCAAGTCGGTCATCGTGGACGGCCAGCGGAAGCTGAAAGTCAACCTCTTCAAGGCCAGCACCGGCGAGGTCATCCGGGCCGACTACCCGACCACCGACGAGCTGACCTCCTTTGGCCTCACCCCCCGCCAGGTTGCCGCTCGCGCTCGCGTCGCGGCGCAGAAGCGCGCCGCCGGGCAAGCGGCGGCTGACAAGGTCGCCGCCGAAAAGCAGACCGCCCTCTCCGCCCGTCTGGCCGCGGTTTGCAAGGACGGACTCAATATCGTCGCGGCATGGGTCAAAGACGGCTGCGTCCACCCCGCTCCCGCCGAAGTGATGCAGGCCAAGGTTGCCAGCGGCCTGTCCTGGACCGAGTTTCAGAAGGGCGGCGCGCTGTGAAAAAATTCGAGCTGCTTCAAAAAACCGCCGAGGCGCTCCGCCTTTCCAGCGACTACAAGTGGACCTCGGCGGCGCGCTGCAACATCGGCCATCTCGTCCTCGTCGCCCGCGGGGTGCGCCCCACCGCCGCGGAGTTCTGGCAGGGCGGCGGCGGTGGTGCATGGTGCCGCCGAGGTCAAGACAACCACGTCCTCGCATGGCTGAACGCCGAATACGGCCTGACGCGTCGTGACATCGAGTCCATCGAACTGCTGAACGACCGGAGCATCATCCGGCTCCTGTCGCGGCGCGGCATCCAGCCCGCGCCCATGTTCAACAGGTCTCGCCTCTACGTCGCCGCCTACCTTGATGCCATGAGCCGGCGCGAGAAGCGCCGTGAACGGCAGCGGATCAGGCCCAACGCACTCCTCAAATGAAGAATCAACGCCTCCACTTAACGTTGAAACGCGTCTGGTTTGACGCCATCGCGCGCGCTGAACTGTTCGATCTGGCTGGCAAGCAGGCCAAAGTGTGGGGCAATCCATCGTGAGTTGGAAATCCGCCCAGCGCGCCGCGCGCTTCATGCTCGACAGGATGCACCTGCCGCCTGAACTGCGCGCCGCGCACATTCGACTCTCTCAATTTCCCGACCAGGCCACAAAAGACTTCCTCCGACCGGGCGACTCCGCCTGGTCGAACGAATTTCACCAGATGGTCAACCGCGCCATCGCCCGCGAGCTGCGGAAGCGCGGCGCGCTCGTCAGCTTCGTCACCATCGAGTTGGATGAGTTCTTCAACTGGCTCGTCGCCGCGCACAAGGAGAACACCCCAGCCACCCGCGCCGAGTTCATCGCACTCAAGTCGAATGAGCCGCCAGTCTGAATCCATCGCGCGCATCCGCGCCCGAAGAAAAAAGGAGCGCCGCTGCCTCTGGTGCGGAAGGAAGTCGCCATTGAAGGTCTGCCGTCTGTGCCGCCCCTTGAAGGGCGGACACGGCGGCCGCCGCGAGAACGCCGGCCGCAAGCGGGTCATCCGCGCCGCTTCCGGTGCCAGTTGACCGCCGCCTCGCGCATCGCCGCGCGCGCCTCATCGCTCCGGTGATACGCCATCCTGAACGGAAAATCCCTTAGACACTCATCCCGAAATGCGTTCATCTGCCGACACAACGCCTGCTTCGTCACCCCGCACCGCTTCGCCACGCTCTGAATCCTCGTGTCCGTGACCAGCTCGTGACTCAACACGAGCGACTTCGCCACCGCCCGCAACCCAACCGACCGCACGTGCAGCCGCGACTTGCCCAGCTCCCACGCATGGACACGACGCAGGAACCGCCCGAACAGCGCCGCTGGTGAATCCGGCTCGGGCTCCATGTCCTCGACCGGGTGACGCTCGAAGGTCGCGCGCGGGTCCGTCTCCACGTTGAAATCCTCGCCGAGCGCGCCGACCGGGTTCGAGTCTGACAGAAACCGCTCCACGCTCGGCCGCCCCAGCCGGGAAGATTGCAACCCCTCAAGCCCCTGTTCACGCACGCGCCGGTCCCAGCCCGCGACCGCCTGCCACGTCACGCCGAGCCGGGCCGCGACCGCTGCGCGCGACAAGCCGGTTCTCAGGAGACGCGCCGCCTCCAGCCTCCGGGCCTCAAGCTGTGGTATCGAGAGCATTCGTGCTTCACAATATGTAGGACATTGAATGTCCTATGGCAAGATGAAAGCAATTCCACCGCGCTCCTCGTTGACTTCCGCTTTCATCAAATGGCCGCGTTCCGAAACTTCCCCGGAAAGACCCAAGGCTGGCTTGAGACCGAGCTTGAGAAGGTCCTTGCCGACCAAGCCGCGGGGAAGACCGTCGTCGAATACTCGGGGGGAGATTCCTCGGGGAAGGAACTCATCGCCATGTCCACCCAGCGCCGGAAGGACATGATCCTCTCGGACCTGAACCAGCTCGCCCCCTCGACCTACCCGCGCGTCTCCACCATCGCCGCCCGTCGCACCCGCGCCCGCTACGCCTGACCATGCCGACCATCCTCGACCACCGCGGCCGCCCTGCCACCCGCGCCCGTTCCACACGGAACGCAAACGGTCAACCCTCCGCCTACGGATGGGGCCTCTTCGCTACCCCTTCGAGCACGAACCAGACGGACGCCTATCGTCCGCGCTACTACCTGAACCGCGACCTCGAAGCCGAACTCAACGCGCGCGACCGCCTTCAACTCCTCAACTACTCGCGCCAGCTGTTCGCGCAGCTCGGGAACCTCGGGGGCGCCATCGTCCAGAAAGCCACCTACGCCGTCGGTGAAGCGTGGAAGCCGCAGTTCTACGGGGCCGACGCCGCATGGGGCCAGCAGGTCGAGGAATGGTTGACCGAGCAGTTCTACCCGGTTGCCGACACGCGCGGACAGCCGTTCGATTTCGTCACCGCCCTCTTCCTCGATTCGCTCGCGCTCGATGTGGACGGTGACGCCGCGATGCTGCTCACCCGCGCGGAATCGGGCTTCCCTCAACTGCGCTTCCTCACCGCGGACCGCATCGGGTCGCGCGGTGACGATGAAATCAAGGGTGGCCCCTACGATGGAG